CGCACACTGGCCGCCACCACCCGCGCCGCGCCGCCTTCCTCGCCTTTTTCCATCAGCTTTCCAAACAGGAATGCCGGCTTGTCTGTGTGAGCCGAGACTAAAGACTTGAAGCCGTGCGCGCTTTCCGGCACATCCCCAAAGACATCCTTGAGATAATTGACCACCCCTTCCTGTGACCAGTACTTGCCATCCTTGAACCATGCCCCGGCGCCCTTGTCGATCAGGATCAGTTCATTGTTCGCCACGATGTTCTTGACCGCCACGCCGCCCTGCAAATTGAAGTACAACGGGCTCAGAAAACTATTGATCGGGTTTCTGACTTTATCTATGGCCGTGGAAATCTTGTTCAAATACTTCACATGGTTGGGCAGGCTTTCGTACTTCTGTGCCATTTCCAGCGTCTGCGTTGTAACCTCCCCCGCGCCTGAGGCGGCTTTCTTTGCCAGCTCTGCCGCTTTCGCCAGTTCAGACACATCCGGGAATTGTGATTTGGCTGCGGTTGCCAGCAGCTTCGTCGCCGATTCTGCAAACTCGGCCGGGTTGGAGGCCTTCATGAGGCCGGGCAGTTGTGCGCCGGTAAGAGCGCCCTTTTCGTCCTTGAGTAAATTTCGGATGACTGTAAAGGTCTCGGCGTAATCATCCGAGAGCCACATATTGGCGTTGGGCAAATGGGAGATGGCTGCCAGTCCCTGCTTTACTTCATCGGCATTGTCGCTGACCGAGCGCGCACCGTAGACAATGGCCTCCGCAATCGCGTCGTTGCTCATGCCGTTTTGCCTGAGGACGAGCGCCATATTCCCGATCAGGGTTTTGCCCTTGGTCACGATGGCATTCAGGCGCGAGGATGTCGTCAGGTCGTTTATGCCGTAGCCCACATTCAGCAGCTTGCTCTTGCCCATGGCTGCGGCATTGGCTTCTATGCGCGCCTCCGTCAGGGTGTCCAGCGCTTTGATCGCAGATACTTCGTCCTCCGCACTCTGTACCAGCTTGAGAGCCTCCGCCCCTTTTTCTGTCTTGAGAACATTGGAGGCAGTGAGAGAGTCGTGCACCATCTCCAGCTCTTTGGCCGTCTTGGCGGTTTTGAAGAACGCACCGACCAGATTGGTCGGGTCGAACACCAGCTGCCCCGCCAGCTCTGCCATGGGGTTTTGTAGTTTCTCTGCGATCAGGGTTGGGTCTTTGCCTTCCCGGTATTCCTGTAAATATTTTTCCTTGAGCGTTGCGTCAAAAACTTGAGAATATAAAATACGCCCAGAGTTCCAGCCCTCTTCGATCTTCTGCTGGGTGTACTTCCATTTGTCATCGGAGGGGGAGAGGGCAATGCGGGCGAAGTCATACGCCGCACCCAGAACGGGTATTTCTTCAACAGCCTGCGTGAAATGGTTTGCATCAAGTTTCGGCAGGATGGAGTCCACTTCGTTCGCCGCTTCCTGAAATCCTTCCTTCGCTCCGATGGCTTGTTCCAAATATTTTGCAGGAAGGGAGAATGCGTCAGCGATGGCCGGGACAGTGGCGTTGATAGCCTTGAGTGGAAAGGCAAGAGCCGAGCCTTGCGCAGATGCTGTAATATCCTGCCAGCCCTTCGAGATCGCCTCCCCGATGATCCTGGACTGTTCCCCCGCAACCTGTTTCTGTTCATCCGTCTTGACCGCGGCGGGGTTGATATTGAACCCGGCCTGTTTGGAGGCCTGTTCAGACTGCGCCCATCTCGCTTTGAGATCGTTCCAGTCGGTGTCGGATACGTCTTTTACGTCTTTGTGGAAATTGAAAGCCCATTTTTTTATGATGCCGGGAATACCATCACCAAAAAAGGGTTGACCGTTGGAATCCAGTCCTACCGCGCCCTTGGGGAGTTCTGCAGGCTGCGCAACTTCCTCGCCTGGCTGAGAGCTAAGGGCTGATTGCTGATCGCTTTTCTTTTTGGGTGGTGCAGCCGCGAAGGGATTAGCGGAGCTACTGCCGCTGCTTGGCGCGGCGTGTGCATTGCCGCCTGGCTGTGCAGGCTGCTGGCCGGCTGGCTGGCCTGTTGGTTGTGCAGCAAAGGGATTAGGCACTAGCCGCTTCCCAGATGCAATTCAAGAACCGTGCCGGGCGTTCCGCCGGCGTTGGAGGCCTGCACGGGCTGCACCTGTTGACCGCCGCCTCTACCTTTGACCCTGTGAGTGCGGCCTTTCAGGTCCAGTTCTCCGATCTTCAACAGGTGCCCGATGGTTTCATACCGATGAGTGCGGTCGCTCCAGCGTTTCTGCTGCAGGAAGGGCGTGCCATTGGCTGCATATCTCTGCATAAAGCCTGTATTCATAAACTCCGCGCTGCCCGTTCCGGCGGCTGTGGTCGTCAAGCCCTGCTGTGCGGCCTGCGATCCTTTCAATACCCAACTTTGGGTAGCCTGGTTGAAGGTGTAGCCGTTGGCCTGCATAGATTGAGGTGTTGCCGGTGCGCCGTTGATGGTCAAGGATGACAGGACGCCTGCGGGCACATTGGTCGGGGCAGTGGGGGAGTTCTGGATATTGGCGATCAGTTCGGCGGTATTCACCTGTCCATTTGGACCGGTGAAAGAGTTGGTTCGGTAGGCGCTAGTTTGACTTGCGCCGTAAACGCCATTCAAAAATTCGTCACGTGTCCTTTGGAAATAATCCTTTTCACCAAATCCAGGGACTTGTGACTGCGCGGCAAAGCCAGGCCGGGGGATGTTGATGTAACTCCCACTCGGCGGCGGCACCAGCATCCCGTTATTGGCCGCCTGAATATGCTGCTCAGTCATGCCCTGTTTGTCGGCGATCTGCTTGAACGTATCTCCTTTTTGGATCTGGTAGGGATTGAACCCGTAGCCCGGGACAGCCTGCTGCCCGAAGGATGTGGAAGCCCCTGCCGGAATGTTTTGCTGGGGCGTCTGCGGCTGGGCATTCTTGAATATCTTATTCAAGTAACTCTGTGCGGTAGACGCCGCGTTCTTCAGTGGGTTGTAATTGATCATGCCCATCAGTCACCTCCAGCCTGGATTGGTTCACCGCCCTGCGTTTGGCCGCTCACCATTTCACGGGTCATCCCCGGCATAAAGTTCTGCGGACTTTCGCCCATCATCGCCGGATTGACTCCCTGCCCAAGTCCGCCCAGCGCCCCCATTGCGGACTGGGAGATCCCGCCCGGCTGGGGCATACTCGTGGCGGGCTCGCCGTTCGGGCCTGCCGGGGGTTGTTGGGGTTGCGTTGCGGCCATCATCGCCTGCTGAGATGCGACCTGTAGCCCTGTCTGGAATTCAGAATCGTTGGTCATCTCGGCCTGGTACTGTGCTCTCAGAAGCGGGATGTTATCGAAGCCCAGATATTCAAGCAGGTATTCATACGGCACCTGCAGCTTGTCATGAAGCTGGATGGCCGAGAGAATCTGTTGTTGGAAATCGGTCGGCGTCTTGGGCTTGATCTCCACATCCAATTCCATTTGATCGGCGTCGAAGTCGCCCGCCTGTACCACCACCTGATCGCCCTGCGCCATCTGCATTGCAAACCCCTGTGCCTGCATGGTCTTGTTCTGGTAACGATAAGACAACAGCGGCACCTTGGTTTTTTCCACCCATCTCAGCATCAGCAGGGCATCATCGGCACAGGACAGCGCGCCATCCCGCCGGTTTATATCCAGCCTGCTCATGGCTACCTGGATCATGGCGTTCAGTGTGGCAAAGGGCGTCGTCTTGGCTGAGGTCACATCCGACAGCACATTTGCGCCGGTCGTGCGGGTGAGTTCCTGCTGAAGAGCCTGAACCACCGCCATCGTGTTTGGGTCTAATTGCGCCTGGGGCAGGTTGTGCGCTTCATCTCCGCGCCGGCCTACAATTACCCCGTCATCAGATTCGGCCAGTCGCTGCCCGTCTGCTGTGGTCTGGAACTGGTGCGCCTCGAACATGCGTTTGATCGGCTCACTCATCACGAGACTTCTCACCACATTCAGGGTCTCCCAGGTATTGCCCCAATGCAGAGGGGCCAGCATCGGGTTGACCTGGTAGGCGGGGTCGGACTCTGTGCGTGAGCCGCCTCTTCGTATACTCCAATTGATAAACCCAAGCGTATTTTCTTCATCGGCAAAGATAATGTCATTGTCGGAAGATGTGAAAGAGTCCCCCGTCAGAATATTCTCATGCGGACCATCTCCCACGAAGTACCCATGTTTCAGGATCTGGTCATCGCTGATAAACTCCAGCATCACAAAGCGGAGATCGTCTATTTGTTGTTTATTTTTTCCGAGAAATCTCTGCTCCATCTTTCTGCGTGCTTCCGCTACTCGCTTACCCCCATCTGTGCTATTGTTTTCGTACGTTTCCCAATATTTATACACTTCCTGCGCGCGGGTATTTTCCACATGAAGGATCGCTACAAATGTCCCCATACTGTTTTCAGTGTGAATTGTTCTTGGGTCAAAGACCTGCCCGAGGAACCGTCCTTGATTACGAACTCTCCTTTGGAAAGGGGAGAGGGTCTTCACTCCCTTGAACTGGAATTCCAGATCGTCAATCCTTGTAACAATGGTGTCGTACATGATTGACATTCTCATTTTTTCATAAAGCAATGTACCATCCCCTCGTTCGTTCATCTTCTTGAACTGACTACCAATGCAGTGCTCCAGTTTCTCCGCCCGCATGAGCTCGAAGAGAGACGAGCCGTAGGGCGCAACCATCCAGCGGGGGATTGTGTTGGAGAGGGCAATGGAGGCGTTATGCACCGCATCCGACGGGCTGGCATCCACCAGCGTCCTGACATTCTTCATCTTGGCTTTGTGCTCCGGCGCAAAATCCCACTTAAGATTCACCATGTTCCAGATGGAATTAAATAGTTCATTACGCTTTTTGTCTTTGTTGATCAGGTCGCGCTCGTAGTCTCGTATGTAGGCAAATTCTCTTTTCATGTTACCGTCCCAGATAATGATATGCCCCAAGATCAGGCACAACCCTACTCGCTATTTTATTCACGCCCGCGCCACTCGCCACACTCACCACCTTGTTCGTCCAGATGGCCGGGAAAGCATACGCCAGGAGCACCAGCGCATCCCCAATATCGGCCAGGGGGTCAGTCGGCGCAAAGTTGGGGAAGGTATCAAAGTAGCGTCTGACCGCCCGGAGGATCGGCGTATCCCGGTCACTGACTCTCAGCGCGCCGCTCCTGACCAGCGGCTCCAAAAACTTATACTGCCGGTCGAATTTCGATCCCTTGCCAATCTCCTGCACCATGACCGTATCGACGATAAGACCAGGGTGACGTGTCAGGGTGCCGGCGAAGATCGCCCCGGCGCCGTTGCCTTCAACAATTGCTTTCAAGAAATTGGAATAATTACCCTGAGCAGTCACAATGCGTTCCTCCCCTTGCAGAGAGCCGCACTTTTCCAGTATCCCATCCACCACCACGACCGAGTTGTAGGGCGTCAGCATCCCTTCCAACATGGCAAAGTGGGAAATTCCTGCGCCAGCGTTGAGCACACCAACCGGATCGACGCCGATTGCCGCCAGCCACTGCGGGTCGATCTCCTCGCTCTTGTAACTCTGGACTTTGTACGCCCGGTCCAGGTCGCTCGTTTCGTCACACAGATATTCCCGCCTGAAGGTCACGCTATCATTCGACTTGCGATACAGCTCCACGGCTTCAATTGGGTAGCCAGCCGCCCAGGCCAGCTTGATAGGCTTGCCCTCAAAGGTCGCATCGGCTGTCCCTATTGTCGCTATTTTGTCGCTATTTTGTCGCTCTTCTACATAAGTAAAAATAGGTGTCTTGATGTGCTGAAAGAGTCCCGTCTCCAAGAGAACATGATACGCATCGCTCTTATCCCAGAACGTACACGCCACGCCAAAGAAAGGCTTATCCCCTCCCGGCTTGGTGATAACTGGAATCACATTCTCCCGCACGGTCGCTACCACGTTCTCCCGGTCTTTGGGGAAGGTGGAATTCTGTTTGTCGTGCACGTCATCAAAGAATAACCAGCGGGGGTGCATACCGACAATATCCGCACTCGTAATGCCTGCGCCCACGAAAGACGGGTCTTTGACGTGATCACGCATCGTCTTTTCCACCCAGGCGCCGTAACCGTCTTTTTTCTCGATATTCGTATCCTTGACGAAAAACCCATTCGCGCCCCAGCCACGGCTCTCATCTGGCACCACATTCGGGAATGTTGCCTTCCAACCCGAAAAGAGCGCAATGATATTGGCAATCGCGGCGGTAGATTTGTTGGCAGCTGTGTCGTTGGCTTGCACGATCAGCACGGATGAGTGGGGTAAGTGGCCCAGGATAAACGCCGAGAAGGTAATGGTCAGGGTGGTGGACTTGGTAGAGCCACGGAAGCATTCCAGAATTGTCCACTGACCCGACATGAAAGACTCAATCCATTCATCGGCGTAGGGTGCTGCCTCCCGTCGCCAGATGCACCAGAAGAAATGCTTGAACCCTTCGACTGTGAATTCCTCCCGCGCAATCCTGGACCGCCAGGCAAGATCGGCCAGTTCCCGCTCCGACGCCGGAGCCTGCGCCCACAGGTCGAGCAAGCCCTTGTTGAACGCTCCCAGGTCGTCGGGCAACTCTACGCCGAACTGTTGTTTCAGCCCGTCGCGGATCTGTTGTTCAAGTGCTTTCAGGTCGGTGGTCATTTACTTGTCGAATTTTCCTTCGGCTACCGCGGCAATTCTCTTTTTGATAATCTCATCGTCAGATGGGAGGAATTCGCACAAATCAGCGCGCCAGTTGAAATGACTGCCGTCGGTTCGTTGAATAGTGACAGTGGGAGCATCGCAGTACGCGATCACCTTACCCTTGCCTATTTCCGTTTGTAGGTATGCTCCAGTTCTGGCAATAGCATTCTTGCCAAGATAATCAATTCCCAGCATTCTCAGCCTCCACTGCCTTTTCCAATTCCATATACTTCTCATTCTCTTTGTTGAGTTCCAGAAGCAATCGGCTCGCCTCCGCCGTCGCGTCGTCCCACTCCGCCTTTTTCGCATCGGCATACAACACGGCTGCCCGGTGTCGTTCAGACAGGTCGTTGAGCCGCTTCTTGCTGTCGTCGTATTGGAATTGAAGTTTCTCGTCCATATTTGCCTCACGTATCTGGGTGTACTTGGATAGGCCAAGGGTCATTTGAAGTTTATGTCTTTTACAGCTAGATAGAAGAAAAACACGGTAGCAAGCAAGATAAACCACACTGCGGGCGAAAAGTTTGAGAACGTTGCCGAGTCCCCGAGCATAGAATTTAGACGAGCAATAGAAAATGCTCCCAATGAAAAACAGCAGGCGCTTTGAAGTTTCTTTACCATTTCAAAATCCTTTCACACAGTCCACAACGACTGCCGCATAAACAAACAGGAACTCACACGTGAGAACCGCCAGGAGCAGATTACAGAACGCCTTAGCCATTCTCGCCGCCGTCACAGCGGACGGGTAGCCAGTCCGGCTGCAGGACGAGCATCAGCAGCTTGTCGAGCAGGAAGAGAGCGAGAGCCACGCCGAAGAGGAAAGCGATGAGGGATTTCATTTGCCGTTCACCATTTCATAGATTTGTTTCCTGGTGCTTTCGATCCAACCGTATGTTTTAGGATAGTGCTCTTGCATCAGCCGCAGATAGGCACAGGCAGTAATGAGTAAGTTTCTTTGTTTACTGCTTAGGATGTGCTGAATCTCTGGGGCAGGTACAGGGTTGGCGGGCGTTTCCATCGCCGCGCGCCAACCCTCATCAAACGCCGCCCACAGAGAGCCTTCTGTGTAATTGCTTTCATGTGCCCACTTGAGGGTGTTTTCATGCTCTGGCGTATTCTTGTATCTTTCCCACGCTTTCATTTCTGGATGGTCGGCAGGAAGTGCCTGCATATTCGGCATATCACGCCTCCACGCAAACCATGTAATAGGCGATGAGCTTTTCCAAATCTGTGATGGCAATAGCGCAATGCCGATCACGTTCTGAACGGTCGTTGGGCTTTTGCTCACGCATTGCCTCAAGCGCAGATTTCAACAGTTCCAATGCTTTCGAATCGTTTCCCATCAGATTATCCTTTCAGAATTTGTATCCCTTGGAGGGAGAAAAATGGGTCATATTTTTACGCGGGTGGATATTATTAAGTATAAGTAATACGAGTGGACGTGATCCCTGGGGGTGGGGGATGCGCCGCGCGCTTCCAAAAATAAGTCAAAGCCTTGTGCCACTTTCGGCAGCCCGTGCCGTGCATGGGTGGGTGCGGATAGGTGAGCAGGGCAGGGGAGGCTACGACCTGGACGCGGCGCGCTCGGCTCGGCGCAACTTGAACAGCCGCTTCGCTCCTGCGTGTGTGCGCTTGCGTCGGCACTTCCTGCATTCAGCACCTTGCTTGACCAACACCAGCCGACGACAACCACCGTTACAATCAGCTCTCATCATGCCGCTATCCTTTCTACTATACGCACATTCTGTACCCTAAGTCGCTTATGAGAATGTACGTTCTCAACATCATTCCTTGATTTCACCTTCGACCACATCAGCCGGCGCAACAAGCTGCTGGATATACTGGGCGATGGATATAAAGATTGTCGGCTGATCACTCGCGCCGCTTTCGCCTTCGTCCTTCTGCCGGCGATCACCAACAAGCGGAGCCGATAGAACACCGTAGACTTCCGCCATGCCGCGCAAGCTGTTGGATTTCTGGAATGTGCCGGCCATGTGTAGTGTGAGCGCCTCAACTGCCGATCCAGCTTGCTGCAATAGTTCGTCGTCCACTTCGGACGGGTCCACACCGATTGATTTTGCCAGCCCGCGCATCTGGGCGCGCAAGCCAATGACACGGCGGCGGGCTAAAAGCTCACGTGCGTTCTCGTGGGTGATTTCGTGTCCAGCGTTGGGTATCTTGGTGCCTGGAACTGGATGTCCGTTCTCGTTCCTGATGCTGCCGTCGCTGTACTCCCAGCCTTGCCGGCCGTCTGGTAGTGTGACTTCTCGCACTCTGACGGCTCGCTGTTTCGGCTGGATCTGGGTTTCTTCTGTCATAATTTGCTTGACGCACTCAATAATTAGTTAGTTGGGCTTGTTATTGCCTACGCCATCTTTGGCGGGAAGAGCAAATAACTGATAGTCGGCAACAGTCTTTCCGTTCTCGTTCATCACGAAAATCTTTCCCGAGAGGAACGTTTCTGCAGGTTCATCTTTGTACCAAACAAACAGCGATGCAGCCCTGTCAGTGTCTATCCCGGGTGGATTGAATGAAACCGTTCTGACTTCCGATTTCACAAACTCATGTCCATCTTCCTCGATTACTTTTATTGTCAACATTTTATGCACTCCTTTTCTGCTTCTGCTTCTATGAGTGCGTCAAGCCAACATCTACGCCAGCCACAATCCAATACCGGCCGCACACAACCCGGCACACAGCCAATTGATTCGGGTTCCACCTATCAACTGGTCAAGCGCTCCGATACCCCAGAAGATCACAGCAAGCACAAAGAATAGATTTGACATCGTTCCTCCAAAACAGAAAAGCCGCTTCCATGTAGGAAGCGGCTTGATATATTCTTTCGGCAGGCAACACGCCCGCCGAACTATTTGCCGTATTCTATCACAAACTATGGATTATTCAATTGTTCACAACAACCTTACAAATCCATTACATAGGTACTAAAACCATCCAGCGAGTTTCTCTCTAACCCTTGACGTTACAGTAACGACATGGTAATATAAAAATATCCCCGACCTGCTACTAACAAGTCGGGGACGGCTCACCCGCAAAGGAGAGCCGCTCCAATTATAACCACTCACCCGCAAACAGGAAAGCCAACATGCACAGCACTATAGTGAACAACCAACAACAAGCCGCTGCCAATCTCGCCCAACAAGCACTCGAAGCCGATCTGCAATCTACCGCTCACCTGCTTATCCATGCCGCTGCAAGACTCGACCCGACACTCGACACAGCCGCACTCAAAGCCGCCTGGCTTGAGAAGTGGCTGCAGCAAAACCAAAACCGAAAGGCTAACTCATGACCAACAAAGACAAGACCGGCACCGCTCGCCAACAAGCCCGCCGCAAACGTGAAAAGGAATGGCTCTCTGCTCACGGCTTTACATCGTGGGAACAATTGCACACCAAACTCATGAGCGGCGAGATCATCCCCTACTCAAAAGATATTGCAGAGAAAGCTATTGCAAAAGTCCTCAAGTTACAGAAAGGCAAGCAATCATGAATTCCCTTATTCTCTCCTCTCCCCTGCCCCTCGACCAGAACGCGGCCGCTGTGTACATCGCATCTCTGCCCGCTGAAACTGGACGCCGCACTCAGGCCCAGGCATTGCGCGTCGTCGCCTCCATCCTGAACACTTCCCCCGACTCTCTCAACTGGGGCGCGCTGCGCTACCAGCACACGGCCATGATCCGCTCCCAGCTCTCCCAGTCCTACAGCCCTGCCACGGCTAACAAGATCCTGTCGGCCCTCCGCCAAACTCTCAAGCAGGCCTGGCTCCTCGGCCAGATGGACGTTGACGACTACATGAAAGCCATCGAGCTCGAACCCGTGACGGGCGATACCCTCCCTGCCGGCAGAGAACTATCTCAGGGCGAGATCCTGGCCCTCATTACCGCCTGTAAGGCGGACCATTCTCCAGCCGGCACACGCGACGCGGCGATCATCGGCATGATGTACGCAGCCGGCCTCAGGCGTGAGGAAGTCGTGAGCCTTTCCCTCTCCAGTTATGATCCCGAAACAGGTAAACTTACCCTCACAGGCAAGCGCTCGAAGCAACGCACAGCCTATATCTCAGGCGGCGCACAAACCGCTTTGAACGCGTGGCTCGCCATCCGTGGTTCTGACACCGGCGCGCTGTTCGTGTGGGTTGACAAGAAAGGGAAGATTTCCGCATTTGACCATCTATCCCCCCAGGCTGTTTATAATACGCTGATCAAGCGTGCCCAGGAAGCAGGCGTAAAGAACTTCTCTCCCCATGATATGCGCCGGACCTTTATCTCTCACCTGCTCTCTGCCGGCGCAGACATTGCGACCGTTTCCAAGATGGCCGGACACGCCAACGTTCAGACTACCGCCCGCTACGATAGACGGCCAGAAGAAGCCAGGCGCAAAGCAGCAGAATTGCTGCATGTGCCGTACTAGCCCTCCTCCCCATCGTGCGCTCCTTCTCTCATGCTCCCGCTTCCTACGGCCAGAGCAAAAAGAGTCGGAGCGCACGGAATTCTATATGTAAATCTTGTACGGGTCCGGGGGCGTTGGTTCCGTCCAGCGCACCACCCGCCACTTCGGTATATAGACCGGCGTGCCACACACCAGCGGATGACGAACCCCCGGCACGTATCCATTCGGCTGTGTGCCATACGAAAACCGCCGGGGCATCCCATCTCCCCCCAATGTCACCGCCCAGGTCATGAGCCACGGCCGCGCAAGGACATATTCCAAAGCTACGGGCATTCTCCAGTTCAGGGCGTCCACCTGGTAACAGTCCTCCAACCCCGCATTCGTCTTGACCCGCACTTCCCCCAGAACGCGCAGAAGATTGCCGCCACAGGTAAGCGCTTCCACTTGCAAGGGCGGGGATTTCAGGTGCGTCCTTTCGAAGTAGTTGGCGCGCGGATCGTTGTCGTCACCAGTACCGTTGTCGTTGGCGATCCACAGGTGAGTGTCATAGACGGCCGTCATGTTGCCTGCCGACAAAAGCGGGTTCATTGCCCAGGCCAGCATCTGCCACGGCTCACCGAAGGGTGAGAACTGATTCGGAAAGAGCGGCCGCACTTCCGGTCGCTTGGCGGGCGTCGTGTGCGGGAGGTTCGGGCCCAGCTCCAGTTCATGCAGCACGCGGACATACACACCCGCAGGAAGCGTGCCAGGGATGGTAATTACCCCCTGATCTTCCACTTCCCCGTTACTGAACACATTCAGCTTATGAGTAAGGGTCATTCGTTAGTGCCATCCAGATTTTTTATGCTGATTACGACGCACCCATGCAGCCTGCTTTATGCCAAGATGCTTCTTACAAAAACCAGCGTTAGAGACAATCTTTTTCTTGCACGCGCCGTATGAACAGACACCTACATTACGCGCACCTTTCAGTGACACTCCAACGCGTTTTCTAATTCTTTCCAAAGCCCGCCCATATATCGTTTTTGCATGGCTTTCAGTGGTATTCAAAACATCTGCTGCTTCACGATTGCTGCTGTCTTGAAATAATCGTAGGTGCAATACTCGGCGCTGATATGGACTAAGTATTTCAATCAGAGGAAGAATTTTTCGTATTTGTTCTTCGTAGGCAATCCGTTCTAGCGCTTCCTCTTCAACTGGCCGCAAATCAAGCGAACCCGATTTATCTCGTGCATATTGAATGGATTCAAAATGATTGTTTTGCCTAAAATGATGAATAACTTCATACTTGGCAGTCAAGAAAAGCCAACCGCGTAAATCGGGCGGGGGTTCTTGTTTTTCCAGGAGAATTGAAAACACATCGGCAACTACATTCTCAGCCAAGTCAACATCTCGGCAATAGCCAACAGTAAAATTGAGCAGCGGTTTATAAAGTTGTTCGTGAATATCTTGTATGTTGTCAATCATTAGTCAGTTCTTCTACGGCACGACTGGCAGGCTATCCACCTGGTACGAACCGTCTGAATAAATCCTGATCGTATGCTTCAGCGTGACGGCTGGCGGGTCCACCACCGGCGGCGTATCCGTGCGGATGTATAGTCCACCGTTGGAGTAGGCATAGCTCTCCGTCAGGGCCGGCACCTCCACTGCGCCATCCTTGCGGATGATCCTGGTCAGTTTCCACCAGCCGCCCACAGATTCAGATGCTTCCAGCTTATCCCCGTAATGCAGGTCGCCGATGTCCTGGTAGGCAGTTCCTGGACCCGAGCGGATTTGCAGGGTCGCGGTTGTAATGACTGTTCCGTATAACATAGTTCCTCCAGTGTCGGGCGGCACAGGTGTGCCGCCTAAGAGTTGGTAATATGCAGGACTAATCCAGTTGAGATCCACATCCCCCACGATTCCGTCCACTGCCCCATGCGCCGAGTATTGCCATAAAGCAACAGGCCCAAAGCGTGACGGGTCAGGCATGTACACACTGGGTACATAATCGTATAGATCAGGGTTCGTTGGGTATCCAGCCGCCCAGACGAATATTTGCTTGAAATATTCCTTTTGTACGGCAGTCATCAACATCGCCTCGAGAATGTCGCGGCGGGAATAGAGCAGAACCCTGTTGAATGGATAAATGGAGCGCACAGTATTGAACCAGGTTTGCAGGGCAGCCGCGCTCTCGCCACCTTCCTCCACATCCAAAATCAATAAGGTGTCTCTATCTATATAAGGCTCAATAAATCCGCAAAAGAAATCCGCCTGATCAAGTGGGGATAAGGCTTTTCTGTGAAAGTGATAGCAACCCCGCAAGTATCCCGCCCGCCTCATCCCGTCCATGAAACGGACGAACTTGGAGTCGGTAATGCTCACGCCCTCCGTCGCTTTGGTAATTATCAGGTAAGGGCGCGGCGAGATGAGATTGAAATCAAGAATCTCTTTCCAGTGGCTCACATCATATACAGGCGGCGATTTTACAATCATCTCACTCCCCTCCGCGTGAGCGCGGCGTGCAAATAAGCGACCAGGATGCACAGGATAAGGGCATCAGTGAGGCTCATTTGTGCCTTTCGCCGCGTCGATCTGCTCTTTCGTGACCGCCTTCACCTTTTGGCTGTCCCCGTTCGGTGGAAGTCTCCGAAAAGGGAGCGGCAGTATTTCGTGCTCCTCCAGTTGCAGGGCTAACTTTTCGGCGTAGCGTTTCCAATCTTCCTTATCTTTCTGGGTCTGGGTAGTGGCCTGTTCCTGCATGGCGATCTTCAAAGTCAACGGCCGCAGGAGTGAAAGTTCTTCGTTTTGAGATCTGATGGTTTCAAGAGACTTGTCGTATGCCTGACTCAATTTCTCAAGCGCATCCCCCATTGCTGACTCTGACTGTGCATTGGTAAGCGGCTCCTGTGCTTTAGCCTGCGCCTCCGCCAGCACCCTTGCCGATTTGCCGTTCTGGTAATTGTTATACATTCCGGCCAATTGCAAAACAACGATGCCAATCAGGGTCCAGAACTCAGGAGACATCAAGACACCAGCCTGCCTATCACTCGAATGCGCGTCGCTTTTGGAAACTGACTCTGGGTTTCCAGTTTTAGTTTCAGCCCTTCGTACAGCTTCTTCATGTCATATTCGTTGAGTTCCAAATCATAGCTGGTGCGCGTGGTGGTCGTAAACTCCACAACAGGATCAAATTCAACCCTGTCTACATAGACAGTGATCGGGAGACGAACACGGCCGCGACGGTCAGGGCCGTTGTATTCGTTTGGTTTCTCTTCTTGATCAGCCATAAGCGAAGCAATCCCGTGGACAATAATTCCAATAATAAAGTTCGGGCGGGTGGCGCCTTCCGCTTCACCCGCCCGCTTGGATTAGTTCTTTGCCAGCCGAGCCGCAGCCATGGCCGCGACCCTCTTCACGCTTTTGAGGATGCTATAGCCTGCCAGAATTGCGACCAGCAGGGCCAGTGCGGCATTTGCCACACCTTCCCATTCCGGCGGGATGGCATGTAGCCAGTTCTGGACGGCCAGCACCACCGCCCCACCCAGGGCGACAGAGACCTGATCGACATATTGCCCGAGGATCTTTGCCAGCCATGGAATAGCTTCCGCGATCTTGGAAAAGGTAAAGCCGACCAGGAAAGTAACACTCGACAGGATGAAAATCTGAAGCGGGGAAGGCAGCTCGACTACCTTTTGAGCGAAGCCCTGCGCAGGGGCACACGCAACGAGAAAGAGGATGCAGATCACTAGGACGGGGAACAACTTGCGTAACTTCATGGGACACTCCTTTGAAAACAAAACAGGCGCACGTCTCCCGCAAGGGATTCATGCGCCTGTAAACAGACACTTCAAGGTATTGCGTGCAAGCACACTCACAGTCAAATTGTTACTTCGCGATTATAACACTAGTCCTGCGGCAGTTGCGCTTTGAGTGTGTTGTATCTTGCCGCGTCTGCGCGTCGCTCTGCGTTCACCTTCTGCTTTTGCCGTTCATCTATTTTCTGAGATGTGAGGTAAGCCTGTTCTGCCATGAGATAGGCTTTGTGTGCCTCTTCCTGCGACAGGCTTGCGTTTTGTGAAATCCTGTCGAATTGCTCTTGCCACTTTGCAATAGCACGGGTCACACCGCGCTCAACTCTTTCCGATGTGTCGCTGTGATTGTGTTTCATGTGTTTCAGTTTGTACTCCAGTTCACTTTGCATAGTCGGGCTCCGATAAAAAACGTAGACGCGCATTTTAGAACGATTGTTCGTGTGATGTCAATATAATCGGGTCGCGAAAAGGTTACAGCTCTACAACAAAGTCATGATCTGTATGTTGGGAGAAAACCAAAGGCACTCGACTCGATCTTGTGCACCATCGGCATGATGCGACCGCTCGATCATTTTCCAACCGTCAAATAATTCATTGTATAAATCACTGGCATAACTGCTAACGATCACCATGCCCTGCACGGTTCGAAGGGTAGCGGCCAGTTCTGCATGGTCGTCGTCTGCCATTTCATGAGCATACGCCGCATTGCCGCGCTGCATGTTTCTGGTGATGTGTGGATAGGGCGGATCAATGTAATGCAATGTGCGTGGGCTATCGTGTTGCTGGATGATCTGGATAGCTGGTCGGTTTTCGATAACCACGCCCTGCAGCCTCTCCACAAAAAACCGCACCTGGTCAGGGTAATGCGCCCAATCATGCGCCGGCGTGGTGCCGCTGCGGTTACTGTTGGCACGAAAGCCGGTTGCATATTTGGCATTTGTGGCTGCGCTTCCAAAGCCGGCGAAGGAACGGAAGATGGTTCGGCGTGCCCTCTCAACAGGATCTTCAATTTGCGAGAGCTGCTCATCGCCGCATTCGCTGAACTCATCACGCGCAAAGGGAGTCAAGCGGAGTAACCGCTCCAGCTCGGCCGCCAGATCCGGATCCCGAAGAACCCGGAATACATTCACCACAATTCCCCAGGTGTCGTTATATACTTCGGAATAACTGCGCGGCTTACGCATGAGCACAGACGCTCCCCCGCCAAATGGCTCAACATAAATCTTATGGGGCGGAAAGTTTGAAATAATCCACGGCGCAAGTCTCCACTTGCCGCCATGGTATCTAAGTACCGGCCTTGTTGGGATCACAGTTCCATCTCCAATTGTTCAGCTCCCTTGACATCTTCTGCCTCATCACAATAGTCCGGCTTGCTCTCGTCGTTGTTCACGCAAAACCAGACGTAGCCCAGGCTGATTTCATCTTTGCCATCGCCTTGCGTGAGATGGACGAGCATCATTTCGCCGTGGCCGCGTGGACAGATAGGAGGAGTCATTTCCTAATCTTCCTTCGCAGTTCATCCAAAAACGTTTTCACGAACTGATCACGTATCAGCTTTATTCGCGCGTCGTTGTGGATTTCATGCAGGCTGTATGTCTTGCCGGTGATTGCCGCGTAGAGATGCCAGAACATTCTGTGAAGCAGGGAAACCAATACTTCGTCACCCTTGCTCGAGTGGATATCCGACGGGTTCAGGTTGCGCTGCATTCTCTTGAATTGTGCCGGGGTTAGTTTGATGGGATTAGGACTCATTTTAGAATAAACCTGTAATTGGCTTTGAGCCACTCATCTATTTTGTCGTTGACGGGCATCCAGTCGATATACGGCGTGTCAAAACTTGGATGAGAGTTATCGAAGATCGCCCACGCCTCCCTATCCTCTATATCTGGCTCACTCTCGCACCAGGAAGTATAGGAATCACAATACATCTCGCCGTTTTCATCTTCCGTCCATCCGTCGGGCGAAATGGTCAGCTTTGTTTCGCAATCAGGACACACCGCCACATCAAGCGGGATTTCAATGGTGTCAATTTGATCGAATCTGATGTAAATCATTTCTGCCTCTTGAACTCGACCACCCACACCCACGGATTGACATCCCAGCCAAAGCCGCGCTTTTCGTTGATTTTGTTCCATAAACGGGAAAACTCATCTCTCGCTACGCCTTCGTTTTCTATCCACTTTCCAAATTCTGGAATGCCTTCTTTCCAAGACTGATGGTTGTCAATTTCCTGGACGCGTTCTACGCGAATGTTCACAATCTCCAAAGTGATTCGACTGGCTTCGCGTGGCATGTGAATAGATGGACTCCATTTCACATCGGGGTTGTAGTCGGGCAAATCATCCGCTTTGTATTCGTAGTAATTACTGCTGCTGTCGCTCCACGGCGGGCCTAAGTCAATCAGTTCACGGAAACTCTCACGTACCCAAAGATGGTCGCCAGGAACTCCAAAACGACATTTGATCACATCCCCATGATTGGGGTTTTGAGTTTGTAATGTCACCCACATATCAGGAATATTCTTCATTGGCAAAATATCAATAGGCTGTCTTTTCAGCACTCGCCGCGTCTGCGTCTTGCGACCCTCAAGAATCGCTCTCACCATTTCACCGCTGAATAAAATCGGATGTTCTTTCATGTCATCTTCCTTTCTGTAATTCTCGCATCTTCGCGGCAATCTCTTTGCATTTGGCAACCCCTGCCCGGACCGCGCGCAAGTCAACCCGCACCATCATTTGGTGATAGCGAAGTTCCTTCCGAAGTTCCTTGATTTTCGTCTTAGCCGTTTTCATTCAATCCCACTCCCCTTCGTACATCTTCCTGATACTGGCTTCCAGAATTGCTTTAGCGCGTTCTGTCGTTGCTCCACAATCGGCCTTGATGTGACCACCATCGGTAACATCATAGACAAACTTGGCGCCTTTGTGATGAGTGCAGATATAAGCATCTGCGTCGCGACGATTGACAGCACAGACAGCCAGCGTCCAGCCTTTGCCGCTTCCCGGAATTTTCGAGTACATAAACCATCCCGTTTGCGGTTTCATTTCTTCCTCACATCAATGCACGGCTTGCCGTCCCTGCCTTTATGACTTCGAGGGACGAACCTGCCGTTTTCACTTTTCAATCGTTTTGCGCTAACAATCTTCCCGCACGCTTTACAATAGATTTTTGTTGGCTTCATCTCTTTTTCCTAATGATTATCTTCTTCAAGCAATCTCAACGCGGCCCCAAAGAATAACCGCTTGGGAACATCTATGGTGACATTTTTTTGCGGATCGTCGTCCGTCATTATGTGGATTTGTACATTGCCGTCAGTGTATAGTGTCATCTGCAAGAGTTCCCACTCGCCTAATTCCACATTCTCTACTTGCACAATTTTTCTACTCATTTCTGCCTCGCAATCAATACATCTTTCCTTGTCTGTCTCGCCAATCCTGCAATCTTCCGTCTCACTCGCTTCTCATGCTCCGACGGCACCCGCCGCTCCCGTACCAGTCCTAGCGCCCGCCGCAGTTCCGGCTTCTTCGGGATCTGGCCCATGCGGATGATGTCGCCGATGGTGGCGAAGCTCACACCCGGATAGTCCGCGGCGATGTCCCGATAGGTTCTGCCTAGTTCGTTGTGCTGGCAGCGCAGGTGGTCGATGAGCCGGCGCTCAAGGGAGGTCATTTACCGTGTGCAATCTTCTCGCTTGTGATTGGCTCAAAGCTGGCTGTGTAGCCAATGATCTGCTTATGTTTCCGCTGGTGCGCGTTCAAAGCTGGCTGTGAGCGGAACTCAGCGCCGCACGAGCAAACGAAAGCTGGCTGAACTGGCTCAGGATCTGGCTCGGCTGGCTTTTTCGTCCGCTTCGGTTTGCTCTCTTCTGGCTCGGTCTTGGCTATGAGCGAACCGCCGAAGGTCGAGCCTGTAAGCAGGATTGATAAATCAGCCGCCAGTGACCACGAAATATTTGCGAGTGACCATCCTAGGCTTGAATTGATAATCACTGGACTAAGGCAGAACAAACCAACAAGTGAGACATAGGCAAGCAGTTTGCGAGACTTGGCAATATCACTGATCCGGCTTGACGCAATGGCCATTGAGAAATTGACAACCACCCCTACCCCAATCCCCACCGCCGCGCCCCACATCCCAAGACTGAAATAGCGATAACCGGCCAGCCCAAAAAGAACCGCCTGTACAGCCGCGCCCAAATAGGGCAAAACAACCGGATTGAATTTTTTCATTTCTCGATCTCCGTAACTGTCACAGAACCATCACGATGCAAAGTCAATACGACAACATCCTCACTCTTTGCAAGCGCGTCCGATATTAGATGCCCTTGTTTGTTGTAATCTAAAACGTTTCCATTCTTCTCGGCACACCACATTCCACGGTCTCCAATCTGCCCGCCGTGATTGAAGGGATACCAGATAATGACCTTTCCTTTGTTTTGCGTCCTCGCTTCGCCTATATCCATTTTTCCTCTTTTCTGACCCACTCCCCCACTCGCGGGCCATTCTCACACAGTCTCACTCACCCACAGTTGGGCGCTTTTCGCCACCCAAGACCTAAATCAACGGGGGAGGGGATGGCCTCGGGCGACATCCTCTATCTTTTCCCAGCGGTAAGCGTCGTATGGTGCATTCTTCGCTCCCGACGTTCGACAGATCAAACTGTGTCTTTCCCATTCGATTTTCATGGCGTTTAGTTCACTGCGCGTCATGAACTTTTTCTTCTTGCCTTTGTTCCTCGCCCAGGTCTCCTCGGTCAAGTCAAAAGCAAAGCCGTTGTCGCGCTGGCGTATCAGGGTGATGGCGACGTGGCGCTCCTTGTCCATCTTGACGGCCAGGGTTGTGGAAGCAAAGACAGATTTCCCGTTCAGACGGATAAACGGCTTCATTCCTGGTTCAAGCACAGGCTCTGCTTTTGGTTCCGGCTCCGGCCTCTGGTCCGGCTCGCTCGAGTCTTTTGCGTCTCTCCATTTGCGGATCACGATCCCGGCGTTGATCTGCCACCACCAGACACCACTGAGAGACAACCCCCAGCACAACAGGGCTTTCCCTTCCACCGATTCAGGAGCCGGATGCGCCAGCAATATCACCGCCGCTCCAAGTGTGAACGGACCCCACAAATGCCAGCCGCGTGAATATTCGCTATCGAACCTGCCGAACATCACTCACCTCCCAGCATCTCGGCGGCACGCCTTACCACATCCCACAGCACCAACTCCTCCAGCCACTCACGCCTGGCTCGACGGCTGTAGAGCATCCACAGGAAGCCGGATGGGTTGCCCCCGTATCCAACCTGCGTGGCTTTGCTCTGTACTGCCTGCGCCAGGAAACTCGCCATGTTTGGCACTCGCGGCAGGTAGGCCCGGCGCTCGATCAACAGCTTGCGGTGATTGGCGCAGCGGACATCTATGCCGGGTAGCAAAATCTCTTCGTTGGTAAAGTGCCCTGTAACTAATTCATTTTGCATTTGCGACTCCTACTCTGATAAAATTTTCTTGCCTGTCTCCCGGCGCGGATGCGACTCCTGCCGCTGGGAGACAGGTATTTACATTATTCGGATGCCATCTTTCGGCCAGCTTCAATCGCCTGCTCTGCCGATGGACTGCCATTCTCTTTCAAAGAACCAAAGACGGGGTGAACGCAATTGAACAGGCGTTCAACCCGTTCGCGTGTGGCGCTGTCGTAATAACCGGCGTAATAGCCAAGATTTATACGTTCAACCGATTCAGCTTTCTCTCGCGAGTTTCCACCATGTTCCATATTCCACTGCACTAAAGCCTCAAAGTATTCATCAGCATCTGCCTGGCTGGTAATTTCCATAGCCGGCGCATACGCCTCTCGGATTGTCATACTGTCGGGTAGTTTTTTCATTTGATTTTTCCTTGGTAAATATATGGTTGCTTACTTCGCCAACAACCCCAGAATCGCCGCCGCGATCACAGCGAAGATCACGATGGTCGCAACCGCTTCCCCTACCGGCTGTGTCTGGGCTTCATCCTGGGCGGCCTGTTCCTGTGCTGCGCGCTCGGCGGCTTCGGCGTCGGTGATTGTGGTCATAATCAACTCCTATCCAAAAAGACTATCGCTGGCCTTCACGCGGGAAGGGGCAGTGGATACAACCAACTTACGGGCAGACAATCTCTGGATATAGGTATCCCGGCTGCTGCGCTTGTAGCCAGTCTGTTCAGAGACAAGTTCCCGCTCTACTTCGTTTGGATACCAACTGCAAAGCACTTCCAGAACCTTGCGCTCTCCACCCGTCAAGCGGTTCATCCAGTAATCACGCAAATCATCGCCAGTTGGCAGCGGCTCAAAGTCCGGCCCAAGAGTGTCAAAGCCCGCATCTGTGATAAAGACAGAATTGCCGCGCGGCTCCACAAGTCCTTTCTCTCGTAGTCGTTGGATGTAGGTATCCCGTGAAGATCGTTTGTAACCAGTCAAGATCGTGAGCTGCTCGCGCATGATTCCGTCCGGGTATTGACCACAGGCAGTCAGGATCACCATCTCGCCTTTGCCGAGGTCACTATTCTCAGAAGTTGCAGTAGATTGCCGCGGTATAGGGCGGGCGGGCTGTGTCTGTTTTCTAACCACCTGCTGCAGCGCAGGCCGCGGAGCAGAGCGTGCGCTCTTGGCTGTATTGAAGATGTCTCGGGCTGTGGTTGCCAGTTGTGCAGAGAAATCGTTGAGGGACTTGGCAAGATTTTCAAGTCGCTCCAACTCGCTGCTCTGGAACACCGGCACCTCCACACGCTCAACCTTTATTTCTGGAATGCTCAATGTGGGGCGGGTGGATAACTGCCGCTTGAGGTCTGTAATCTCTTTTCGCAATTCCTGTTCGTTGCGCGCTTTTGTCTCTGCTTCCTTCGGCAAGTCTGCAAGTTTCGGCAAAAGCAACTTCACCTTATCTGGTGCAGGAGGCGGTTCAGCTGAATATTTCGATGAGCCCGATTCGGGGTGCTTTGTTTGAACGCCGCCAATCTCACAAAGGATTCGCTCTTTGCTAATTGCCCGCCCAAGCAGCCAGAACATTCCAGGCTTGATCACTTTCATTTCGTCGAAGAAGGCATGTTCTTCGTTCTTCGGAATCCCTAAAGCATCGGCGGCACGTTTGCGATCGACGTCTATAAAAGTTCCGCCGATCATCACATTCAGGAGTTCAGCCGCGGCGTCCTTGCGAAGTTTGCCGAGTCGTTGCGTAGCAAATACAGCACAGAAACCACGCTTGCGCCCCCGGGTTGCCAGTCCGATCATGGCATCACTGGCTTCCGATTCCCCTGCTCCCTTTTCGGGCGCAAAGATATGCGCTTCATCCACGATCACCAAAACCGGATGCCATAGATTCTTTGGAGCATCAATGAGAGCTTCCAAGAATAACCGCACCCAACGGTGACGCTCACTGGCCTTCATCTCGTACAGGTCACAGATTGCGGAGGCATTCAACTCAAGCAACTTATGCGCGACCAATGCGGCAGATCTGGTATCCGCCGGTGTCTCGCCGCCCTTCCCCACCAGGACAAAATCAAACTTCTCACGCAGGTTGGAAAACTCGCCCTCCACATCAATGATAATGATCTGGACTTTGCCGAAAGCCTGTTCAGCGAGAACACGCAATAGCCACGATTTGCCCTGACCGGAGCTGGCTTGGATCAGAAGACGGGTTCGCAGAAGGACGTCAAGGTCGAAAGATACGTCCCTGTTATTGCTTTTGCCGATGGTTATCTTGGTCATCAATAACTCCTTACTTCCAAATCAGTGTGACCAAAACAATGATCACAAACAACACGGCATGAGCCCGGACGATCAACTTAGCGGCACGGTTCACCTCCTCGATCACCCGCTTCCAGTCCACTTCCCCATTCTTGATCGGGTGGCCGGTTTGCCCGTCGCGGACGGGCGGCAGGGGCTTTGAGAAGTAATCCGCATTGCCGCGGGTTACGCTGTCAGGCTTCTTGTGATAGCCGTCTTTCTTCAGAATCCAGTTCTGGTTCATGTGGTAGGTTTCCTTTCACTGATATAATTTTTACGGCTGTCGAGCTAGGCTTTCCGTGGTAGGTTTGCTTCGCTCTTCAGCCACTTTTCTTTCGACAAATAAAACAGGAACATACAATGTATGGCTGAGGCCGACTGTCTTGGACGGTGATAACCGTTCTGTGTGGCTGGCAATAAACTTCTCGCCGCGCACCTTGACAATATCGCTTTCGTATTCAACAGGTTCTTCAATATCGTGATGGCAGTAAGGGCAGATCATTTCAGTGTTCCACAAACTCGGCGTACTCGCCTTCAACATATTTCGCGCGGTCGCCGTCGTCCTGGTTATTACTTTTCTTTGAAGGCTTCCTGCCTTCGTCCTTGCCTTGACGCTTCCATCTGTCCAGAATGGCAAGGCAGTACCGCCAGTTACGTTTGTTGTTCTCGACCGCGATCTGAATGGCGTCGATAATCCATTCAGGGCCGTACTCGCCCTCGGCGTCTTTGAGAGAATCGGCGATCATGGAAGTAATCATGCCGATGTTGTTTTGGTAAGCAACGAAAATATTGGGAGCGGTAGCCGCCCTCTCTGTTGTTCTCTCTGTAGTAGTCTCTGTAGTAGTCTCTGTTAAAGAAGGTATCAAATTGGAATCATCGATCATGTCATTTTGATATGATGCATCATCCCAATCTGATATGTTCCATCGTATCAAGTTGATATGATGGATGCGGTAATATTTCTTCCGGTCGTAGGCGGCTTGTTGCTTGGAGATAACCAGCCCCTTCTTTTCCAGGCTCGCAAAAACGCGCTGGATCGTAGGGATACTCCAGAAGGGGAAGTTGTCTTTCTGCCAATCTTCGTAGGTGTTATAGACCCATCGCTCGCCGTCCAACTCAACGCCGCCTTTAGGGTTTTGAAGCCAGTAATGTAATTGCTGTAGTGCAATGGCTTCATTCAATCCTATGGCTTTCGCGAGCGACGGCAGTACTAATAGAGGGTATTCGTCAATGAGGAGATTCTTTTTTCTCATCCCGCCGCCTTCTCTATCATCCAATGTGCCAGCCTGTACCTGGGCTCGACATAATCCATGTTGATGATCCTGAAGTAGTCGGCTTCCTCGGGTACCTCGATCTGTTTGGAGCCATGCCACAAAGAACCGTCTTTCTCTTTCAGGTAAGAAGGCAATGCGCCGCCGGCTCGCCTGGGTGTCACCATCCAATGAGAAAACTCTGCCGGACCAGTACGGATCATGAAGATCGCACCCCATTGGGCGGGAGGCAACACGATCCACAACTCCAACTTTATCCCTTCGGGGAGTGCGATCTTTTTATGCCGGGGGCCGTTCATGGTCAGGGCTGCGCCGTTATCCAGTGTGACTCTGTAAACCAGATCCTCCAATAAATTGATCTGTGTCCCTGAGTTTCCAAATAAGTCCGGCTCCGTGATGATCTTCGGAATACAAACAATATCTATGTCGGTTACTTCCATCTTGCCGCGGCGAATACTGCCGGCAATATCGATCCGTTCACAGGAGGGAGAGAGATAGCGCATCCATTTGTGTGCAATTACACCTGCTTCGTCAAGTTTCATAGTGTTATTCCTTGGCAGGCGAGGGAGAGGAGAACACCCTCGCCTGCCTTTGTCAAAACGGGGCTACCCGTAATGATCTCTACATCAAAACTTCTTTGTATTGTTCACTGACTTTATTGAAAGCCAGTTCGAAGTCACCGCCGCACTCTCGCAGGATCGCCGTTCTGGTTTCCTGGTCCAGCCCGGCGGAAATGCACAGATTGGAATAGGCGGTGATCACATCTTCGGAAATGTTCTGCTTTTCCGGTTCCCCTGTCTTTGCGGGCGTACCCGGCAGTGGCTGCGGAGCCGGTTTGATCAATATCGTGTCTTTACCGCTTTGCTTGCCGGGCTCGATCATGATTTCCACGCCTGTCCATTTCTCAATTTCAGGCGTACCTGTCAAGGCGATCATCTGCCCGGTGCGGGTCTTATTCAGACTCAGCGCCTTCTTTTTTCCGGCAAGGTGGAGGATGATTTTAGGTTCATTCTTTTTGCGCCCAGGATTGAACACCTCGGCAACCTCCACGCGTTCGACTTTGACTTTATGAGCCTGACCTTTCAGGTCGGCGGGCTCAATGTAGAAAGTGTACAAGTCATATGCGTTCATGGTTTTCTATTGCTCCTTTTGAATAAAAATGCGGATAGGCGATCTTATTGCTTACCTAGCATTGTCTTTTAGACTCATCCGGTTTTACGCCCATCCGCACGGATGGCTTATTTCAGCATCTCCTCATCCGGCTCGCGCCTGAATTGCACGGGCGGGTAGGCGGCTTGTGCGCTAACGCCCGTCCTGAGTTCTTGCAGTCGCAGCGTGGTCAGGCGGATTACCTCCGCGTTGTGCTTTTCCCAGGCTGCGTCGTCGTTGTTTGCCAGCGCCGCGTTTGCGCGGTCTGCGGCAAGGTAGATTTGTTTGGATAATGTGTTCATGATTTGTTCCCAAACACGGCGCGGTCCCGTTTGATCCGGTGGCCGTCCTGATATAGTTTCTTGACTTCCTGCAAATGGTCATAGGCGTCGGTCATTGCCTTGAGATTGATGGCCGTCTTTTGGTTGGCGTATACGTCGTAGGCTTTGAGGTAAGCTGTCAGCGCGGCCTGCTTTTCGTTCTCAGCCTGGACGCTGCGGATCTTGCGCGTGGTATCTGTGGGGGAGGCCATGTTATCTGCCGTCCAGGCTGCCGGAGGGGCAGCGTGTTTGTGTCGTTGTGTTCATGAAATAATCCTTTTGGTATAATTGCGTCGTTCTTCCAAAAACTTTGGAGGAGCAGATCAACCTTGAGAGAGTCCTTGCCAGAGGACTCTCTCGCTTTTTAGTGCGCGCAGTTCATGGCGTTTCCGGCCGATCATGACCGCGGCAGTCCGGGCGCTGGCAAGATTGCCAACGGTAAACAAATAAGCGCGCCACTTGTCGGCACTCTCGATAATGGATTCCAGAACCTTGATTCGGAATTCAATCGTCGGAGGGGGAACCGGCGTTTGGGCCGCGCTTATTTTTTCGATTGTTTCAGGGCGTAGGGAATAATGAGTCATTTGCAGATCAACCTTTCTTGGGGTTATCCACTGCCGGACAATTTGCCAGTGTCGGTCAGTGGGGGAGGGGTTACTTAGGGGCGGAAATCCAATGGGCTTTCATCTGGGATTCAATACGTTGCTTCTCGGCTTCTTGCTCTTTCAGCCAGAGAAGATAATCACGGAGCAGTGCTCGCATAGCTTGATTGGGGGTCATTTCGCGGTTTCCCTTTCTTTAGGCCTGTCGATAACCCTCAAAAGTTTTTCTTTATCTTCAACCTTGTAGGCCGGGATAGCTCTCATGCGTCGTTCGAGAATATCCATAGCTAATTTGTTGCGGGGATCATCCTTGGGGTAGTAAGCCATCCATGCCATGAGGCAAGCGCCGTTGACGGGATGGACATCGTTGATCCAGTTCCAGGCCGAAGCGAAGGTTGTGGTCCCAGGCATCCCTTGGGGGATGTTTTCGTTCAGGTAGTCCTCAAACTCTCGGAACGAGAGACCACCACGCAACTTGCTCACTAACTCACTCTCGGTTTTCTTTGGCATTCGGCTCCTTAGTTATTACATTATGTAAAGAGACATAACATCATGTAATGATATTTTACACAGAATAATAGATTTGTCAAGGGTCTTTACACTCAATTACATGATGAGTAAACTCATTACAAATGAGCATCCAAGACCTCCTCAACAAAAAATACTTTGAATGGCAGTCAAGGGAGGGGCGTAAAACAATCGAAGAATTTGCCGCGCAATTTGGAGTAAGTCAAGGATTGGTTTCTATGTGGATGAATGGCAAGAGAACGCCGGGTCCCGAAAATAAGGAGCGCATTATCGAGATATATGGTGAGGAGGCGATAAGAGCCTTTGGAGAAGATCCTGATCTCTATGCGGTTCAAAAAAGCTGGGAATATCTCACCCCTGCACAGAGAAGGAACATTAGCAAACAAGCCACGAAACAAGCCCTAGAGAATGACATTAAGCGAACACATCAAAAAAGAACAACTCGAAGAACTGATTAGCGCCTGGCCTCACCTGAACTGGTTTCAGCGGAAGATCATTCGACTTAGGATTTTTATGATTGTTTTACCGCACAAAGCAGGCAACGCAATCCTCAAGCGTCTTGACAACCAGCGCGCCAGGTATGTTTATTGGTATCCCGCTCATTGGGTGAGGTAATGGGTCTGCTTGTTCTCATTGCCGTCGTCGTCTTTATTTGGATCACCAACAAAAGCCTGAGATGGAGATTCGTTATTGGTATCGCGCTTGGGGTTGTGTTGTTGTTTTCAGGTGACCACCTTATCCCTAACGGGGACGGTCCCATGCTTGGGATTGTCCTGATTATTGGTTGTGCGGTTTGGTTGTTCATGATTCGGGGAATGAAGTAATGCTTGAAACCCTCTACTCCCACCGCGCCGCTCTCACAGAAATGTTGCAGTCCCAACAGGAACCCAATGGGGAGATCTCCGTAGGCTTGCGGATCACGTTGAGCATCTATAAAACCATCCTGGAAGATGCAATCAAAACGGTCGTTGCGATCATCCAATATTTGGAGCGAGATTCGTGATTTTGCCCACCAGAAGCCCCAGGTTGTTTGAAGGATACATTGGTCACGCAGAACAACATGCCCTTGTAGGGGCTCCCTACAAGGGCATTACCCCTACCTGTAGTCTCTTTGAGACGTTTTCCGAGAAAACTGGACGGTCGATTTTTGGGGATCATGAGTAGCTTCCGTTTTGCTACCTTTGCGGCCGTCTCCTCCGATGAACAGGCACAGGATCACGACTCCCTGTCCAATCAAATCAGGGATGCCCGTCTGTATGCAGAACGCTTGGGTGGTGTGGAGGCTTGTGAGCCGTTTGTCGCAGATGGATATTCCCGTTCTTTCTACGAAGGATTGTCCGAAGCCATGGCAGAGATCCCGCCACTGCGCGAAGCGGTCCTGGCTGCCGAACACAATCAATACGATGTCCTGATCGTCCGCTACTTCGAACGGCTGGGCGTTGTGGCATATCCCGTCTTTCTGCGGTTGGGGAAGCTCAAGAAACAACTCCGCAGTGTGCAGGAGTCTACGCCGATCTATCCGCCTGAAGTCTATGATCCCACCAAAGACGAAGCGACAAGCACCATGATCCACCTGGCAGGGCTAAAGCAGGATTATCGCATCAACCGGATTATCAACAACCTGCGCGAGAACATGCCCAAACGTATCCGTGAGGGACTCACTCCCTCACGGATACCGCTAGGATATGAATATGTCTCAAACAAAAAGCCGCCAACATTGGACCCGGCCAAGGCTGCCAGGATTATTCAGGCGCGGGATATGCTTCTTTCCGGCGAGAGCCTTGCTGCTATCGGCAGGTATTTGGGTGTTGATCACAGTCGTGTTCCAACAGTTCTCGGCAACCCCTATTACATCGGCCAGGTTTCCTACAACAAAACATATATTCAACGGCTGGGCACCAAACGCACGCAGATCCCACTGCCTAAATCCAAGTGGACAACAGGGCAGGGGAAGCACCAACCCATATTCACACGAATTGAACACGAAGCGATTTTGGCAGAACTCGACCGCCGCGCAGAACTCAGCCGGCGCAACAATATCAAGTTCTTGTTTTCAGGTTTGATGCGTTGTGCAGTGTGCGGGGAACGAGCCAGGCGCCATAAATTCGGGAGCAGGACGAAGTATAAAGATGTGATCGTATGCCGGGCCGCAGGTGCAAAACATATCCGATGGAGCTACGATGATTTCTATAGCGAAGTAGTTCTCGAAATACAAAAGATGACAGAAAAAGTAAACAATGATGAAGGGGAAGAGGTAGCAGACAAATCCGAATTGATCCGCCAGGCCATCGAAGCCAACAAGAAACGGCGCGCCCGAGTGCAGGAGGGTTTTGAAAACGGCGTCTATGAGGCAACGGAGGCAAACACCAAACTGCGCGAGCTGGAAAAAGAAGCCGAGCACCTTTTCAAAAAACTGGAAAAGGAATTGGTTGGCAAAACATCGCAGAAGGAGGCCCAGAAACTTATCCAGCAGATTGACCTTTACGACTTCCTTGACAGGAGAGACGACAAGCAAGTCAATGTCTGGCTTGCTGCCGCGATCCAAGAGATTCGAGTAGGAAAGAAAAGAATAGAGGTAATCAGGCGATGACACTTACAATTGAAAAACTTATGGGAATGCTAAGTAGTGCATTTATTCCAAACAATGCAACACGCGGAATTTTGGCTATTGACTCTCGTTCCTGTTTTTGCTATTCTATCTCTAAGTCAACGCGTTGATTTACTAGCCTTAGCGTTCTGCTCGCTAAGAATGGAGTGATGCCTATGTGGACCTGCTGACTGCCCGACCTGCCCGCGATATTACGTAGTGAAGGTACGATGTTTAGCCGCCTATGGAGATAGGCGGCTTTTCTGTTCCCTAAAACTCTCATAATTCAGCGACTGAATTTTGGATTATAATATTCCCAAAGGCAGCCAACGCCGACTGCCGCCCGCTTGGAGCGGAGGTGTCCCGCACTTCCTGTCTCTGGCGTTGAGACATAGTGCCAACTCAGTTATGCAACTCCCCAGGGTGTCAGAGCCAAGAGGGGAGTTGTGTTTTTTAGTAATCTATCGCATATATTTCGTATCCCTTGACTGTCCCATCGGCCTGAAAACTTCCATACCAGAAATCAACCAACCCTACGCCGCGCATGAAGGCGTAGTTATACACTCTATCAGGCACGTTCGGGGATACTTCGCTGTCATATTCTCTCAATCCTGTTCGCCACACATCGGGGAACGCTCCCCAGTTGTCGTAATGTGCAACCGTCTTATACTTCCAATGAAAATTGAGCAGGAATGCCTGACTAATGGTGCTGTATACTTTGCTGGTTTGATCTATGGCTTGTCCTGGGCGGGGATTGAAAGCCAGTTTTGCGATGAATGGCACATGAGCCATATTTGACTCGTTCAACGCTTCGCCGATATAGTATTCGTTGTTTGCAAATGCCATGCCATCTGTGAGGGTTTGAGATGGGACAATCGGCGTGTCGTCCACATCCATCAGGTGTTGATACCCTGCCGTGAGCGGCAGGTAGCCGAAGAGGGGAGGGTAGGCGGCTTCCGAGAATGCGCCGCGCTGGTTACGCAGATACGTCCTTTCTGAAACTCCTAATTCAAACGTGTCGTTTCGCCATGTCCCTTTGATAGTGAACGTCTGATACGTAATTCCCGTGCCTGGCGGCATGGGATTATATGGGTGAGGTGTTATCATTATGCCAGCACCGCAACACCAGACGCGGCCGCCTGGTCGCTTTGGGCCCAGGTCATCGGCACAGTTTGACTCACTGCGGTCGTGGCGGCATGGGAGAATATCCTGCCCGTGGAGGCGGAGGGGTTTACAGAGAACACGCCGATATAGAAGGTGGTTGCGCTACTATCGTAGGCATAGCCCGATACAAAATGATTCCCGTTGGTGTAGGCCGGCAGAGTGAATGGCAGGCTCCACGCATAAAGCAGTGTCCCAAAGGTTGTCGTGCTTCCCGCGATCATCAGGAAGTGGTACCACATCTCTGCCCCGATCAGCTTATATTTCCCAACCAGGGTTCCGTTCCCCAGGGAAGGCGCTGTGCCGGTGGATGTCCATTGCGGCGCGTAGACCAACCAGCGGGTTTCATAGATCGGGCGGTTGATCAGGTTGATGGCCGTGAAGGTCGGCACGCTCCAGTTGAATGCGGCCGTCGCCGAGAGGGTTGCGGCAAAGCGGCCGATCAATTCATAGTAATCTGTACTTGCAGCAGTTGTGATCGTGGAGATGGCGCAGTAGGTTTCGTTGGTGGATGTGGCAGAGAAATCGCCGTACTTGGTGGCGAAGGGGATACGAGCAAAGCCGATCACCACTCCATCAGTTGCGTTGTATCCCAGATAGACAAAGTAATCTATTTCCTGTGTTGCGAGTTCTGTTGAACCGGAATTGAACCAATTGGTCCCGGCGTTCTTGGTAACTGAGAGGGCGGCAGTGATCGTGCGGATCGAGTCCTGAATACGGACGTAGACCGGATCGGTCGCCGAAGGGTTATTCCCCGCCAGGGTCTTGAGCGCCACGGTGATATTGTTACTGGCAACCGTAACAGACAGTTTCCCGTTCCACATTGTCCCCTGGGGGAAGTAATCGAAAACTGTGAACAGGCCCGCAGGGGTGATCGCTCGAACTGCATCTGTGCCTGCCAGCACCTCCGCGCTGGTTGCCAGTTCAATCGTTCCAGATTGCGTATCTGTCGCATTTGTCAGCGCCTTGTGAAGATTGGAGAGTAATACCTGCTTGGACGCGGCAGCTGAGGTGTCGTAGGTCACAACCGAATCACCTCCTGCAGGCGTTGTGTCTCCCGTCAGGGTGGCGATCACTTTGAAGAAATTGGCAAGGGTGACTTGTTTTGCAGACGCAGCGGATGCGTCATACGTGCCAACCGCGTCGGCTGAGTCCGGGGAGGTGTCCGCCGTCAGGCTGTTGATCCGCTTGAAGACCTCCTTGACCAGGTTGAGAAATTGTATCCAGACGCTTGTTGAGCCGGTGTCGATCTCCAGGCCGTCAGAGTCTCCCAGGGCGGTGACTTCGCCGCCCTCTACTTCCTTGATGTTCTTGTTTGCCATTAGGTACTCCTATGCTGTGCATTGTTACCTCTTTGCCCTTTGCTTCGCGTAGTAGCTTGTGTCGCTCGGCACGCTTACCTTGATGATCCCATTATCCAGTTTGAGCACACCCAGCTCCGGGCGGGAGGTGATGGTGTAACTGCGTGTCACCCGCGTGTTGCCGCCCCGTGTCACGCGGGTATTGTTCTGCTCGGTGATGCGTATGGAGCCTGAAACGGCTGTAGTCTGGTTCGTGGCTTGCAGTCGCGCCAGCGTCAGGGTGATTACGCCGTTGGGGAGCTTGACGGAGATATAGGGATCGGGCATCAGGTGTTCATCTCAAAGACGGTCAGACGGGCGCTGTTTATATCCAGGTCCCCGCCCGATGTTTGAATCACGGTGATCTTCAGGTAGTCTGCCGCGATGTCCTGCCCGATACCCACCACGTCGATAAACGGCAAAGTGGGGTCAAGCACAGAAGTGGGAGGCATGGAGTGCAGGGTCTGCCCGAACAAAAGAACGTCGCTGGAGTTATACACATTGGCGTGGATTGCCCGCCGGCCCGTCCCGTTCTCCTCCCACTGGATCGTTCCCGCTAGTCCGATCAGGCTAAAGCGGCCTTTGTAGCTGATACGCAGCTTCTCTGCGTCAAGGATGGTGAGATTGTCGGCGGTGGAATTATCGAACAGAACATCGGTCTGGATGTCGTTCGGGATGGTCTGCGGGTCAATGCGCTGGTAGACGACGGCCTTCAGGAATGGATAACCGGCCAGGACGGACGAGGCGATCTTGTTTCCGCTGATCCATGATTTGTAGACCAGTTCTCGATCATACAATTCGTTGAATACGCGTTGTATTTCACTCATGCGCCCCTCAGAGAGTGAGCCGTCCTTGACGCCCTGATAGAATTCCTTGAGCAGATCACCGTAACGATTGGTTGAAGATTGAGGAAACATAAGCGTAGCAACCCTGTGGGCCCTAATGTCCTTTCATCGCCTGAAATTCCAGATCCTGATACAGCACATATACATTTGCGCTGGTGGTTACGGTCAGGTAGTAGGTATATCTTCCGGGCGGGATGGAGCCGGTGCCCACTTCGCCGGTCGTGATCTGTGAACCCGAGGAGGAGGGAGAGCCGGTGACATAACTACTGTCTACATTGGAAGTGGAGTCGCGCGCCATCAAATAATCCGCAACCGAAACAATGGTGAGCGAGCCTGATTCGGGTACAAGGTTGATGGTTTTCTTCCAGGTCCCTAATATCGTGAGCACTTCAAGGGGAGAGATTTCTATGTTGATCATTGGGGCAGGTACTCCATATACAACTGCAAGATGCCCGCGAACCCCAGCTCCGGGTCAAGGTTGGTGATGTTGGTATTCGGCTCGGCGGGTAACACCATGCGCTGGTTGTGCATAAACGAGAACACGCTTTCCACGCTCACCACATCCGCCGTCAGAATGCGGGAAATGAGCCAGCTCCAGATTTCCTCCCCTGATACATCCTCCTCTTCCACGGCGTTGATGTCCAGGCTGAGCGCGCTGGCTTGCTTCGTGCGCGAGAAGAGAGAGAGTGACAGGTTTTCCACGATGGGCGGGTTCGAAGCCTGGTTGCTCTCGATCCGTAGTCTCGGCCGTATCTTATACTGTGACCCCTGGTTGAGATGGATTTTGTCCTGTGGGCTGATCCCAAATGCACCGGCGTTGATCCAGCCTGTCGCGCTGCCGGTGATGTTGTTATTGAGCAGGTAGTCCAGGGCGATCTCCCGCCCATAGACGGCGGCCGTCGCCGCATCGGCCAGGTTCTTACTGTCCAGCGCAAAGAAGGAAAAGAACTTCGGGTCGGTGTTCAGCAGGTCCATCGTGGGGAATTCCAAAACCATCTCATGCTGGTAGGCCAGCCCCGAATCCTGTATCGGCCTGGTGCCATACAGCGGCATTTCCTGGTAGAGCAGTTCCCCGGCGCACTCATGCGCCAGGTGAGGCCTTGTCTCTTCGAACGACAGCCAGGCCACCGAGCGGATACGCCTGCCGGTCGCAAATCCCCGGATCTGCTCATGCCAGGAGCGATTATCCAGAGACATGCGCATGATCGAAGAGTAGCCTGTGCCGCGGGCATCCACGGCCGCAAAGAGCCAGCCCTTGACTGAGCACATATCCATCACGTAACCCGAGCGAGTAGAGGGCAGGTTGAAAGGCAGGTTGGTGGGGTAGGCGGTGGAATTGGAGATCAGGAACACATCGTGCTCCGCAGATAAATAGAACTGTCCATCCATGCCCGTGCAGCCTGCCACGCCGTTCAAGGTGTTGGGGCTGGCGTCTGCGCCATAGGATACTTTTTCAGGGACAATGCCGGACAGGATATATAGCAAATCTTCCTTCGCGACATAACGCCGGTTCTGGTGTTCGTAGGTTCCTGTGATCCTGAAGGTGTTGTCACCGGTCAGGATGGAAGTCTGGAAAGTCAGGTCAGTCCCAAAAGGCACAGGCACGCCGGCCGGGGAGGTGGGCGCAACGCCCACCGAGATCGCCTTGCCGTTGGGTACGCCTGAGGCGGTCGCGGCTTCATTGGCACGAATCATCACCGGCCCAAGGGTTGCATCGTAAGACGGCACCAGGAAGTAGGCCCGGTTATGGCTGGTGTCCTCTGCGTCAAAGCCGTGGTCGTTGGCGTTGGCGTAATTGAGCTGCAGGATGCGGATGTCGGTGCTGTCGCCCTGAGGGAAGTACACAATGCCGTTGGCGTAGGCGGGCTTGGCAGATACCCAGGTCAGCCCGTGCCCGGTGATTTCCTTCCACGACGGCCCGCCATAGATCACATATTCTGTTGTGCTGTCCGGCTGGATGACAAAGGCGTCCGTGGGGGTAATGACCGTGCCGGTATTGGAAGCGATGGAGCGCACCTGTCCCTGCCCCTTGCCCCGCACAATGCGGATCTTCCAGGTGTAGGCTGCGGTCGGTGCCCACTGGTTGGTCGTCCAGGCACCGCCGTATTGCCCGGAGCCTGTGTCGGTCAGGGTGGAAAAGTTGCCTGAAGTGGCCCGGCCCCGGCAGCCGTGAATGTAGAGTTTCGAGGTGCTCTGGTCGGCCCTGGAAGTCACGGCGTACCAGGCGCCATCAAAGGGGAACATAAAGATCCGCTGGTCTACATCTGCATCCGTAATGCGGTAGTACGGGCTGTAGGTGGTCGCGCTCCATGATGAGCCGTTGGAGGAGTTGAGGCCGGCTGCCGCGCTATCGCACAGGATTTCCCAGCAGTTGTTCGGGTTGTCGTTGGTCGCGCCGTAGACCTTGATATGCCCGATGCCCGCCGCGGTCACGTTCCAGACAGACGACGGCTTGAATTCGACATAATAACTGGTGTAGGGGTCGGCGAGATCGGCGGCTACCTTGGTGATGGTCTTGTTGACCGTGCCCGGATTACCCGCCGAGTTATCGCACCATTCCATTGTCAGGTTGCCGGTCGGCGTGCCCTTCTTACGAATAATGACGAAAGCCCGCTCACGGGCACTTGTGGCCGAAACGGTGAACGCTACATCCAGATAACGGCGGTTGGTGTCCGACCCCGCGCCTGCATAAAGCGGCACCCATTTGTGAGTATCCCCCGGCGAGGGCATGTTCATTTCCGCATCCCGAAAACCCGTATACCATTGCATAAGCAGGGTGGGATGGAGTTTGTTGGGGGTGGATGTCCAGGCGTTTTGTGAGTCGTAGAAGTTGTATGCCTGGGGTGTCCACACTTCTGCGCCCCGGCCCTGGTGCCATGAGTTCTGTTCGAGCTTGATGACAGGGGGTTGGCGGGGCGGCGGGATGATGTGAACGGATTGGGTACCGTTGAGGAGTTTCAGGCCATACTTGCGCCCGCGCGCGGAGAGAATCACTTCGTGGCTGTATTCTTCAGAGTTGGGTTCCACTCCATAAATTTCTTGGGGCATAGTTATTTCACAATAGCAAGGATGCTACTCTCATTCATCACAAGAACCTGGAGAGTGTTCAATGCAACTTCTGTTCCTGAAAACTTTTGAAACAAAACCGTGTCGCCAGCCTTGACAGTCATGGGGATTCCTTCAAGACCTGGGCCCACCTCGATAACCTTCCCTGTTTGCGGTTTCTCTTTTGATGCTTCAGGAAGATACAGACCCTTTTCGGTTTGATTGGGTTTTTCAATAACCTGGACAACGACTCTATCGCCTAGCGGTTGCAGTTTCATTCATCAATCCTTTCTCAATCCTTAGTATTCACTCAAATTCACTCTCGGCTGCCTGCTGGCCGGCTTCATCCTCACCGGGTGTTCGGCGCGCGCCTGTGCTGCCTGATTGCGAATATCCTGAAACATTGCCATTCTGGTTTTATCTGCATACCAAGCTGGCCGCTTTCGCATTAGCAGTTCATAGGCTGCCTCCGCGCACACGGCAATCGCCAGGTCGTCTGAGATGGACTGCATGACCACATCGTTATAAGCCGCAAGTGTGGGATGTACTCTGTGGTAGCGGATCTTGATCTTCTTGTTGGCCGGGGTGGTGGTATCGGTGGGGGGCAGGGCGGTGAAGATCAGGGAATCGGTCGTGCCGTAGGGAGCGATGGAATAGCCCGGCGCATCCTCCCAGCCGTCCGTATCGTTGCCGATCTCGATATCCAGAATGTTATTGGCGTGAATTCCATCCGGCAGGGCATAGACACGGGTATCTGCCAGGGTGGTCAGAGAAAAGTCGTTGGTGGTTTCATGTTCTCCCAATCGCCTCAGTCCCTCATTGATCCGCCCGATCATCTCCTGCAATCCAATGATGGGCTTGAACACCGCGTACACATCGCCCGCACCCACCGCGGCGGTCATGGTTGGAACAGTAAAGGTCGGGGTGGTGGTGGTCAGGGTAAATTGAGACACTTCCCCGAACTGTGCCTGGGGAGCTGCCGCGTCAGTGGTGGTGGAAACAATCAGGATGTGACCACCGTTCGCGCCCTGAGCATAGTAACCGTCACCCTTGCGGTTGATGATCCCCGTATCTATAACCGTGGTTACGCTTCCACCCGTTGCCACGCGGCGCAAAGCCAGCAGGCCAGCCGCCGTGTATACCTCTTCGAGAAGTTTTCCAAGGTTCATTTGCGTTTCTTCTTTTTCGGCTTGGACTTGCCGGCTTTATTCAAAGCGATGGCCACGGCCTGTTCTTTAGGCCTGCCGGAAATAATCAATTCCCTGATGTTGGAAGAAATAACAGATTTGGATTTACCTTTTTTCAACGGCATGCTTCACCTCCGTGCGCCTTTCCGGGGCGGTTTGAGATAGCCTTCTGCAACGGCCCGCTCTCGCTTCATGCGGACCTGTCTGGTGCTGTCCACTTTGACCCATACATAACCGTTGTCGCGGGTGGTTTTCAGGGCAGGCAAATTGGGGAACGAAAATGTGTAGTTATGTCCGAGCTCTCTTGTCTCATGATCGTTGTAGGGTACGACTGCCACGGTTTGATTTCCCCTCCGGCCGTAGGTCTTGTCGATGTCGCGGGCTAACCCTGGCGCGTCGATCACAAAGGTGCCACCGCGCTTGAACTTCATCTGCTTGCCATCCACTTCCAGGCCGGTGAATTCGGGATTGGTCGTGTTCTTGATGACCCTAAACTTTTTCTTCTGCATTACGAAGTACCCTGTGGGTTGGTCAAGAATCTTTCCAGTCGGGCGGCGAACCTTGCGGCGTAGGCTTTCGCCTCAGTGGCAGTTTTCGTCACTCGTTTCAGGTGGCGGGTGCGTCCAAATGAACGAATGGTGGGCGCATAGAATTTCTCACCCGCCCGTTTCACGTTCACACGCGAGTAACCGTGTGAGATCAATTTGATGAACATAAGTCCTCCAGTTTCACCTTTTCGTACATTGTGAGATAGCCGTTCACCGTGGCGTCGTATACAGGGACTGGGCAGAATTTCGAAATGACTTCGTGGGCACGCCCTACACAATCGTTGTTTCGCGTGGTGTACTCATCATCCACTATGCCGTAATAGTCTGGGGTGCAATGATCTTCTGATGGGGTTGTATATTTCCCGTCACACCCTACCAGCACAATCTCCTCATACCCCAGCTCCACCGCCCAGATCACCATGGTAAGAATGGAATTTGTCCCTGTGCAAATATTGTGCCATTCGCCCTTCAACTGGTAGTGATGCTCACAGCGCGGGATGTAGCGGACGTTGGCAAAGTCTCCAATGCCGTTTGGTATCCATTCATAGTTTCCATCACGCGGGTCAGCGCCTGCGCGGAAGGCGTCCCATAACAGACATTGTTCTCCGCTCGCCACGTGCTGCATGATCTCGCTGCGCCAATCGTCGGGGTGTTCGGGGTCGAATATGGAGTAATCCACCTTGACATAATGGGTTGGCCGCCAGGCTGTTTTCGGATAATGCTTGTGGATCTTGTTTACCGCCATAGATGGCAGACCCACCAGCAAATCAAGATTTGTTTGTTTCAGGCTTGCGCCGTTGCCGACCAGGAAAATTCGGTTAGTCATTGCGCGCCTCGATCACAAAAGCGCTACACTGAAACATGCTTTTCCACGATGGCTTTCCTTCCATAGACAGCGCGGCTTTCCTGAACGCAAGACTGTCAGCCTCCAGCCAGGGGATGGTTGGGTGATAGTGATACCAAAGGATATTTACGTCTGTAAAGCCAAGCCGCTCGAACATATCTGCCATTTCCAAAGGATTGTGAAAGCCTGAAAGGATCTTGTCATAAGGGCGTTCTTTTGGAAAGTCGGGCAACATCTGTTTCAAGGCAGAGTGAGCCTCCTGCCTGAACTTCGGATGCACTAGCTCATTCACCATCAGTTCAACGGTGTACTTATTGAAAGTAAACATGGCAAAAAGACTGTTGCGGAATTCAATAAAGAACTTGCCCCTCGCCAGGGCTTTCATATTCTTGAGGGCATACTCCGTGCTTTCGATATGCGGCATTACGCCCATGGCGATCAGTCCGTCAAAGGGACCAAAAGCGCGCAGGGGGGCGTAGGTTCCGGGCTTCGTGATGTCTGCCTGAATAAATCTATCACCGTGTTTCGCGCGTCCAATCTCGACCATTCTGGGGGAAATGTCAAATCCACATCCGCCTGGCCAATGCTCCAGAATGGTTCCATCTCCGCCGCCCACATCAATGGGTTTTCTTACATCCCTGAACGACTCGAATAACATCTTGCGGCGAATGTTGTTGGCGGGGTAAGGCATGGACATATCCAGAAGATCACTGTCATAGTGTCTGTGATATTCCTGCGCCACCGAATCAAAGTAACTAGCCACTGACATCTTCCAGCTTGACCCTTTCCCATAACTCCAGCAGGCCGCCGCGAGTTGCGTTATAAACTTTGATGTCCTTCTTTTTTCTGCGTATCCAGTTCAACGCCTGGATGTGTCCATAGAAGGCGTTGCGGGATTGATAAAAGGCGGGCTGTTCTCCGCCGTGTTCATAGTCGGGGTGCATGTGGCTGGGCTTCTTGTCCCGATACAGCAGGTCACAACCGAGTAAGACAATTTCGTCAAAGCCGTACTTCTGCACCGCGATTTGCATGGCGATATTCACGGAGCCGCCAAAAGAACACAACTGCGGCAAGTGCCATTCGTCCAAAACTTCGGGATCATCGAAGTTGATCAGATGGTGATGACAATCCTTGATCCAGTGGATGTTTGGCGCGTCACTCAGGTCCATCACGCCACGGGGAGGCTTGGCGTAGTGTTCGCCAATGTAGCACTCAATTCCAAGATTGATATTTTCCTGAATGAAAGGCAGGTCGGGTGCAAGAGATTCGGGATGCACGTAGACCGTAGGCTTCCATTTCGTTTCAGGATAGAGCAGATTGATCCGGTTGCAGGCAATGGACGGCTGCCCTGTGATCAGGTCAAGGTCAGATGCTTTCAGGCTGATTCCGTTGCCGATCACAAAGCAGCGCATAATATTTGTTAGGCAGGTTTCTCGCCCGCGGCGTCGGACCAGTAGGCAATGTCATCTACCACTGCGCCACCCTTGACCGTCTTATACGGCGCGGAGTGCACAACTTCATAGGTGGATAGGTCTTCACCCTTCGGCCCGATCCGCACCACGCGCACGGGTTGATGTCCGCGCTCTAGGGTGCAAGTCAGTTTGTCACCCTGGACGGGCTGGCCGTCTTTCGTGGCAGGGGTGAAGTGCTTGTTCTGGTGGCCGCACAGAATGGGACCCTTTGCCTTGGGCGCTTCTGGTTCTTTCGCCGCAGTTTTTTCTTTATCTTCAGCCATTGTTTATCTCCTGGGGCAGTACAACCGTACTGCCCCAATACTCATATCTAATTACGCTGCTACTTACGCAGCCACGTAGGTTGCGCCAGCACCTTCAAAGGTCAGCCAACTCGTACCATCCCAAACGACGCGGATATTCGCACCGATAATCCGGGAGGTGGTGGTCATGGTGACGGTATCTGCGCCCGCATCGTTCAAGGCCACGATGTTGTCACTTGACCCGGCTGAGGCAACCACGAATCCAGTGGCGCTTATGCCGTAGAATTCGCACCACCAGCCAGCCGTCAAATCTGCCACGGTCGGCAGGGTGAATATGAAGGAGGCGGTCCCGCCGCGGTTGGTGAACAATGTACCGATGTCACTGGGGAGCACCTGATAGGTGGTCGTCTTGGCTACAATTTTGTTGTAAAGGTTTCTTGCTAACATTTCATATCTCCTTTACGCGTCCCGACTGAATGAGACTTCTTGACGCAGGAGCATGGATTCGTTCCAGCGTTCATATTGCCCGTACCACTTCCAGCCGAGCTGGTAAATGTGCTTCAGGGCGCCCACTTTTTCAGGGGGCAGCACTTCGCCGAGCTCGCCAGTGAGCGGGTCATAGACTTTGGCGAGGGATTTGGTGCCACCGAAGGTCACGGTTCCAACGTTGTCCGCGTTGGAGACGGTTACACCCGTAGCGTGGTCAAATCTCAAACCACCATTCGCGCCCTCACCTGAGATACCGATGGTGGTGGAGTTGATGGAGATGATCTGCACGCGCTCGTTGTTGATCTGGTGAGTATCGGCTGTTTCAATGGTGCCGATCATGAGCCAGCCGCCCACGACCATGTTGGTGTTGGCGGTAACTACAATGGTCTTTGCCAGGGCGTTCACGGCACCGTTCAGGGTCGTGCTCACGGCCGAGGCATTGGCTGCGCCCGCGGCATGGAAGGTCTTGGCCCAGGGGGTGACGAATAGTTTGAATTTCCCCAGCTCTCCCAGTTCATTCGCAAGAATGATGGAGGCTTTTTGATATTCGCCTGTCTCCAAAATACCCGTTGAAGTAAGCAGGTCATCGAAAGAGTAGGGCGGCAGGATCGCTCCCCACATGGCCCGCCCGCCATTCATAAAGGCGGGTACTTTCTTGGTCATGAGGTCTGAGGCGGCGTTCATGAAGATCGACCGCGCGAGACGATGGGTGGAAGTGCCTGCGTCGAGTGACGCACGGGCCGCGGCCCGGTTGACCGATCCGCCCTGGGTTGCCTTGTTCTTGGCAACCAGGTCAACGGTTTCGGCGTGGTTCTTGCCGAGCAGGTAATAGCGCTCAAGGGCGTAGTTGGTCGAAGCGGTGTTCATGAGCAGTTCGGAGGCTTCGACGAGGCCGAAGCGGGAGGTCGGTGTGATCTGGAATGTCGCATCCCGCACGGCGGTGGAGGGCACATCCAACGTTTCTGGGATGGTGTCTGTGCCGGGTTCCATGTCAGACAGGAAGTTCAAGTTGATGGAACTTGAACGAAACAAGTCTGCCATGCGCTCATCCGGGACAACCGCATCTGAGGCGAAGAAATCATAGGTGCGCTCGAACATTGCCGCACGAATGTACTCCGGCAGATACTTTGCCCAGCGAGCATTGGTTAGATTGCTTGTGGTCTGTGGACCAGTAAGAGGCATGGTTTACTCCTGAGAGAGAGCCTCACCTTTGCTTGATGACACCTGCCGCTTCCAGTTCCTTTTCAAGAGCCGTGATCTGGGGCTTGTTGAAGGTGTAGTTCTTGTACAGCTCTTCCAGCCTGGCAGATTTCTCGATGATCTGATCGTCTGTCATCTGGGTCATCGGCGTGCCGGATTGGGGCAGGGTCGTGGCGGGGGTGGGGCTTGGGGTTTGAAGTTGGCTGATCCGTAGTTCTGCCGCGGCATTCAAAAGTTCCGTGGGGTTGTTGGCATACTTGATTCTGAGTGCAGCGAGCGCCGGATCATTGTCTGCGAATTGCAATTTCTTCACAGTTGCCTCTACGTCAAGACCTGTGTTCTGCACAGCGGGGCCAGCCGCTTGCTGAACCGGCGCATCCTGTTTGCTCATGAGTTGGTCAAGGTAAAGTTCACGTTGGATCTGTGACTCATCCAGGCCCTTCCCGCCGAGTTCCAAAATGCGCTTTATGTCGCCTCGAACCTGTCCAATCTGTTTGTCGGTGCCCTTTTGAACACCGCTCACAAGTTTGGTCAGTTGCTCGATTTGACCTTGCATAGCCGTAACGTATTCGGGTAAAGGTTGGCCGCCTGTTGCGCCCGAAGTCGGAGAAGTTGGCTGCTCCGCCGCTCCTGCCGGTGCCTGGGGGTTTCCCTCAGTCGAATTATTGGGAAGCATTGTGTAAAATCCTTTCGGTTGTAGAAATAGAAAAAGCCGCTTCCATGTAGGAAGCGGCTTTTATTCACTTTATTTGCGCGGCTTTGGTCGCCGCACTTGCGCTATCTTACCACAAATTTTTTAGTTTCATATTCTTCAATCACTTGCAGTATTTTCCTTGCTTCTTCAGGCGTTGCTGTTGGGTGATGTTTTGAAATGACTTTCAATAATCTCGCACGCCTTGCAGTCAATCGCTCGCCCCACAATCTATCCATGACAATCTCATGCCATGGATAAGGATTGAGTTCAGCGGGAGCGAACAGCATATTCATAATCCAAATGCCTGACCTTTCAGCATTTCTTCGGTCGCGGCTTGTCTCATGAGATCCTTGTATCGCAGGTAATGCGGCAGAGCGGCTTTCATCTTCTCTCGCTCTCCAGGAGTAATCCACAGAAGAGGCCACGCCGCTATAAGTTGGGCCGGGCGTTCGTGGTTGCCTTTGCGAAGTTCAGTGATAAGGTCGCTCGTCATTTGATCCATAATCGACATTATACTACGGCTGCGCAAACACATTACCCGCCGTTTGTACCTGCGGCTGCAAAGTGTTCAACGCCAGCCCTGCGCTTCTGAGTAAATCCTTCCGGTCATAAAAGCCGTTCTGTCTCGCCAGGAAATCCAGTTCCTTTTCGGCGCGCTTGGATAACTTCCCACCACCGCCCGCCTGCCAGTAATTTTGGACTTCATCCTGTAACCAGCCTGGCATTCCCTGGGCAACATCTTCCCAGGCCGGGACAGCGTTTTGGGGTTGCAATTGGTCATACAGTGTCTGCTGCACGCCGCTTTCCGGTGTGAAGTCCGGGCGGAACTGTGCGCTCCTGCCTTGCGGCAGTTTCGAGCCGAATTCAATAAACATCTGGTCCCCCTGCTTGTTCAACAGGGCGCTGTCTGCCCAGAACTGTTTGAGCTCGGGATGTGCCCGAAGATAGGCTTTCTGGTTCGGCACATTGAAGTATTCAGTCTGGATGTCGTAAATGTCCGCTCCGTACTTGTCGGATAATTGCTGGCGAACCTTGCCGGAAATATAGGCTTCGATGTTATCAATGCCGCCGTAGTAGGCCGAAAGGGTGGGGATCTGCGCAACGGCTTCACCTTTCATCTGCAATGCTTGCGTGATCTCCGGGTGCTGCTGTTTGAACTGATCGGCGGCGTCTTTGTTGTCGTCCTTCAGGTCGTAGTAGTGGCTGACCTTATCCCAGATGTCATCACCGAGCGACTGCTTGATATGCGCGTACACTTCCTGGTACGCCTCCCGCGCATCGTTCCATTCTGAGCGTGTGGCTGTGTCTGGAATTTTGAGCATCGCCCCCAGGTCCACAATGGCTGCCATGAAGCGCTGCTTTTCGGTTGTGGTAAATTTCGCGTTCGGGTCCGCAAAACCCTTGGAGTCATAGAAGCGGGAGATGTCCTTCTGTGATATGCCGATCGATTTGAACACATCGCCCATTTCGCCCGGAGGCAAACGCCCCAGGACGGAAAAGGCATAGGCCGCATCCCGTTTATCCCCGCCCTTCTTCGCCAAAAGAACCGTATCCACCAGCCCGTCGGGATAACTTGAGCGCAGCTTCTCCCACTCGCTTTTGTACTGGTCCGGGCTCATCGTGTCGCTCATGGCGTAGAGCTTGTTCAGGTTCGTCATCATATCTTCCACCATCACATCATTGGTCGAGCGGGGTTTGAACCCCACGCCCAGGAAGTAGGAAGAGATGGAGGATGCCGCCCGGGATTGCACGGCCATCTGGTAGGACTCGTCCCAGGCTGGGCCGGCCTGCTGCTGGAACTGCTCCTGTATTTGCTCTGGCGTGTACTTGCCTTCCTGGATGAGCTGAGAAGCGGCGTAGCCCATGCGCCCGCGCTCATACGGGTCTTTGCCGCCTGAGAAGAAATTTACCGCCGGGTCCAGTTCTATTGGATGACCGAAGAGCGAAGTCACTGCCTTGACCTGGGCCGTCTCTGGAATCAGCCGATTACCCCACCTGCTGGCGGCGTCTGTCTCGCCGTCCATATATAGTTTGGCGGCGATGGCCATCTGGATCGGCGCCCACATGGTCGGGCCGAACTTGCCCATGTCGTCCATTGTGGCGGTCGCCCAATTCGTGCGCTTGGCGGGGTCCTGGAAGTCTGTGCCCGTCAGACCGTAGAGAGGATTGAAGGTTGATTCCAGATTGATGTATAAAGGGTGGTCGAGCGGAATACCTAAGACTGATTTCCCTTTGACAGCCTCATTGCCGGTCAGTGGATTGATGTTCATTTGCTGTTTGTACCAGTCGGGCAAATCCTTGTTGATGTCCTCCAGCGTGCTCTTGTACTTCCCATAGCCTGCCAAAATTTCAGGGTTGGTGGCAATGCGGGAAATCCAGTTTTTATAACTCCTTGTATAGAAAAAGTGGTAGGGCATAACGTAACTCAGCGCCACATCCCCATAGGTTTTCTTGCCGTAGTTGAGAAGGGTAAATTCTCGCTGCTGTTCGGCTACTCTGAGCGCCACGGCTTTGATCTCGTTCATTTTGGGCGTGACTTCTGAAGATATCTTGCCAAGTACCTGCTCGATCTCCGGCGAGATCGCCCGCGCATCGTCGGTCTTGCCCCACTGTTCCAGGATGCCGTTCTTGATCCGATCCAGCGTGTACTTTGCGCCGCGGGCACTTTCGTTCCATGCCCGGGGCAGGGAGGGTTGCGAGCCGAGTGCATGCGGGGGAGGGACTTCGACGCCTGTGATTTCAGGTAGTCCTTTTTCGTTGCGGACCTGCTCCAGGACATCCATCACCTGATTCGTTGGTACATCTTCGATCTTCCCAAACGCCTGTGTGCCTTCGGGTAATTTGTTGTTGATCGTGTTCAGGATCTCTTCGCTTGAAACGCCGTACTGCTTTGCGACATACGCCACATCCTGAGTCGGGCGAATACGCAGGGCTTTCCCGTCATACACCGCACCGCGCAATGCCTGCGCCTGCTGCGTGACGTGCCTTGTTCTGGCTGCCATGCTGTCCAGTTCGGTCGTATCCACCACGCCGCCCATTTGTTTCAGGATGGTTTCACTCTCCCCCACGATCGCATCAAAGGAAGAATTCCAGGCGGCAGATACCTTCTCGAAGCGTTGCTTCCACAATTCCTTGAGGAGCGTCTGCTTGTTCAAATCCAATGGCGCATCACCGTTCAGGCCGGCCTTTGTCCAGAATGTTCGCAGAGTCTCTGGGTTCGGGTTCTTCTCGGCCTTGATCGCATCTGACCACCGCCACGCATCCTGCGTGATCGTGTGTGTTTCTTTGGCCGTGGCCGGTCCAGACTTACGCAGGATGTCCCGCACCCGGTTCATCTCCTGCCCGATGTGCTGGGCCTCCTGCAATTTGCCTTCCCCGGATAGTGCGTTCTGGGCTTTGAGTGCCACGTCATCCAGCAGGGTCTGGTATTCGAGCCGGGCCTGTTCTGCGCTTTCCATCACGGCGGTAAACACCTGGTGCTGGGATGGGTCAAGGTGTCCATCCTCCACGGCTTTCATCAGGTCGCCCCAGGTCTCTGCGTTGGGATGATCGGATGACAACCCAATCACATCTTTGGTTGCAAGCTCACTTCGTGAATCAATACTCTTTTGGATGTTGGCGAATACCTGCTCTATTTCGTCCGTCGTGTTTGCGCCCTTCGATGCCAGGTTTTCGATCTCATCCCAATAGCCCAGGGATTCCAGCGCCTCCCGTTCGAATTGAGATACGTGGTCAAGGTTGCGCCAGGCTTCCACCGCGCCGACCTTGTACAGATCCCGAAACTCACCCACCATCTTTTCCACGTTGCCGCCATTTTTGATCAGCATCCCGACCAGTTTGTCGGCCTGCTTCTGGGTGAGTACCCCGGCCTCCACCTCGCGCGCTAAATTAGGGAAAGCCTTGGGGATCATGGTCTTGAACGTGTCCCGCACACTGGCCGCCACCACCCGCGCCGCGC